ATTTTCTTTCCTCACGTTTTTATTCCTTTTCTACACCAATGTAGATACCCGCCATAGAACATCAGATTTGGACTTAACATAATCTTTATTCCTATTTCTTTTCACATCTTGTAGAATCGACTTTTCAATCTTTGAAACAAGTATTTTTATTTTAATAAATTAAATTGTTTTATAGTAAGTATTTATTATTTATATTTTTTTTCTGTGTAATGTTTTTGTAACATATTATACATTTACAAATTCTTTTCAATATGATACATTACAAATTATTGAGGTTTAAACTGATGATTAAATATAAAATATTAAAGAGAGAGAACAAATCTACTGGTTGGATTTCCAAAACTTATTATGTTAGATTTTATGACAATGGAAAATTGTCTTATATCAATACTGAACAAACAAACAAGAAAGAAGCAGACATTAAAGCTAGAGAGATAATTTCTAAGATACCAATTAAAGTAAAAGTTGCTGAAGCTTCAATTAGACACTTATCCTTGAAACAATATTTAATCAATAACAATTGGTTTAGTAACACTAAGAATCCACTCTATAATGATTTTAAATCTGGTCTTTCTCAACACTCTTTTCAACTTAGAGCGTCATCTTTAAAAATAAGATATTTAAATAAAATATTTATGGAACTAAATGATTCTCTTGGAGAAGTTTTATATTTTAATATATCCAAAGATGATATAAGAAAGTTCAAAGAACGACTTCTAACTTATGAAATGACTAATAATATTAGAAATACAATTATCTATTCACTATCTTCTGTTTATTCTTATCTAATTAAGAATGATAAATATATCAAGTTCAATCCTTTTACAAGTTCACAAATTGAGATGTTTAATGTTACAGATAAGTTAAAATATGTATTTTCACCTTATCAAGTTTATTATCTCTTTAACTTAAACCTCTTAGAAAAGATTGAACCTGTAAACACAACTCAAAAGAAATGGGATAACTTTTTAGAGTCAGATTATTTTAAAGCTTTTAAGTTTGCAGCTTATACAGGAATGAGAAAAAGTGAGATTACAGCTCTAACGGTTGGGCAAATTGAAGACCGTATAGTTCATATTAATAGAGCTTTTAAAGATACTGCTGGTAAAATTATTGGTCTTCCAAAAAATGGAAAAGCTAGAGATATTGTTCTTTGTGATGAAATTTATGAAATGATTATAGACAATATTGAAGGTAAAAGTTCTTCAGATTTCGTTTTTAAAAACAGAAAAGGTCTTTCAATACATGGTAACTATTCAGCTTCTTGGACAAGATTTAAAGACGAAATATTAGAAGCTTTTGATATTAAAATTAATACTAAGGAATATAAGGTTTCTCCTCATGGTTTAAGGAAAAGCCTTAATACAAATCTATTGATATATTCTGGAGCTGAACTTAAAGAAAGTTTTATACGTTTATTTTGTGGTTGGAGTGAAGCTACAAATACTTTAACAGCAGTTCAAGAAGGACATTATACTGGTTATGGAGTTAACGAATTAACAAAGGTAGCAAACTCTATTCAAAAAATTTATGTAACTGATGTAATTAATGAAGTTAAACTTCAAAAAAAAGCTAACAAAACACCAACTTGGAAACCCTCTAAGGAAGAAGTTGAAAAAGCAAATTTTATGGTAGCTGTAGAAAAGATTTATGGTAAAAGTTTAATTAAATTAGTCTCAAAAGATTTACCAGAAAATCCTTCTTACTATAACAAAAATAATTCTCCAGAGACTATAGCTAAGATAGATATTTTAGAGAACCAGTTAAGAACAAATCTAAGAAGAGTTAATGAAATTGTGTTTCAAGAACTATTAATTCTATCTAAGAATGCTCTTGTTAATATTATGGCAATAAAAAATCTCACTGGTAAACCAAGTGAGTACAAAGATTTTTATGATAACTGTGATTACTTATCAAATAAGACTGAAAGAGCTGAAGGAGAATTGTATTTAAAAGAAGAGTATGAAGGAGTTCTCCTTAATCATATTCTTGAAAATGAAATTACTGAAACTAAAATTCAAGAATTATCTAAATATCTTTTTCATAGTTATACTGATGTTGAATATGTTGCAAATTTATTAGACCATTCAAGCCTATTAAATATTTAGACTTACATTGTAAATTGAATTTGTTAGTGTTATTATAAAAATTAATAACATAATTAGGAGTTTTTATATGGCATTTAGTTTTTTTTCAGATAATAATTTATTAAATTTTCTTGTTTTTCTTAATACAAGAATCAATAATGATAAAACTGACTTTACAATCCACAGTCGCCACAGAGAGATTTGGGAAAATAAATATGGAATTAAATTCCAAGGCAGTATTAATATTTACTTGGATTTTTTAACTAAAAAAGAAATACTTAAATATATTTTGATTCGTCCAAAATTAAGTGAAAAAAATATTTTTATTGGGTGTAATGGAACAATTGATATTGATAGATATCGAAGTTTTTTTATGGATATAATTAGCAAATCTGAATATGAATGGAAAAGGATTTCAAACAAATTAATTGAGACAGAAGGGGAATTTCAACAAGCGAAAGAAAAATTAGTTAGTTGTAAGTATAAATTAACCGAGGCTGAAGAATGCATAAAAAAAGCTGAATATGAAAGAAAAAAAGCACAAGAAGAAAAAGAAGAAGTACTTGGTTTTAGTCCAGAAAAAAATGGCAAGCAAATAAAAAAGACAAAGGAACATGTCCAAGATTTTTTGGAAATTGCAAAAGAAGATAGATGTTTAAGTGGATATGTAGACCAGTTAACTGAATTAACTAAAAACATAGATTCTATAGAAATAATTAATGATAATTATATTCATGTATATAATAATATTATAAAACCAATGAAAGATGAAACTGATAAAAGTATTAAAGAAATTAAATCCCATAGTAATAAAGAAACAGACAAAAGTATAAAAGAAATTAAAGCTCAAAGTAGAATAGGTACAATTATTACAGTTGGAGTAGCAATCATATCTATTGTGATAACAGTTATTATTTAGAATTAGCATTTTGTATATAAATAAAAAAGACTACCATTTCTTGTAAATGAAGTTAATAATAATAGAATACAAAAACTCAATAATGACATTTTCACTAGATATGTTAATACAGAGTTTGCTAGGAATTTAGTTGATATTCCTACTAAAAATTAGGATATAAGAATAAGAATTAAAAAAAAAGACCAATCTTTAATTAAAGATTGGTCTTTTTCATGAATTTAATTTAATAACTATCATATATAGAAACACATAAGTAAGGAAATATAACTTATATAGAAGTTATATGGGTTTAAGGGTTGTTTTACATCATTGTACTACACTGCACTACATATAGCGTAGTTTGTTTTTGAAAACCTACCACTTGCACTATATCTTTTTTATTGGTATACTGAAAAAAATTAGAGGAATTAATACATTTTATAAAAACAAGTATTAAGAAAGTTCTATTTAAGGAGTTAAAGTATGGACAAGTTTATTACAAAGGAGCTACAGAAAAGAAGGAAGTTCCACAAATTTAAATTGTTGCAATAACCTTTTGCTCGAGTTGTTCGAGGAAATAACTTGAGTTGTTAATATTGCAAAGAAAAGGATAAAAATGTTAAAAAATAACATTAAAAATCTGTTAGTAGTTGTTAGGATTAGTATGTACTTATCCTTAATCGTCTTACCTAAACAAGACCCAGTTATGATAAAAGAACTATCTATTGGCGTAGATATTTTATTATTAATACTGTAATTGCAAAGGCAACGTAAAAAAGTAATTTATTACTTTCTCCGTTTAGCTTTTACTAGAAAGCTGATGGAGTTTTTATCTATTAATATGGTTAACATTATAGCATTAATATTGCAATGTCAAGTAAAACTTGACATTTTGTCAATACAAAAAATAGTCTTCTTCTCATGAATCAGAAAAATTTTTAAACTGAATAATATTCAAATTTAAAGCCAACAGTACTTTTGATTGAACCTTTTAGAGCTTTTGCTATTCTATATCTATCACATTTTAATTCAGTTGAAGCTTCAGAAACAGTATTAAATTCTTTTAATAGTTTACCAGTTTTATTACTAAAAGCTCTTATAACAACTTTAAATTCTTTCTTATTGTTTCTCTTGTATTCAAGTTCTTTTTCTTCAAACTCATTTTGAAGGTTGGAAGGAACTACATATAAGAATACATTTCCTTTTGCACTTTTCTTTGTTTGTTTCAATACAGCAGAAACTTGTGAATTTGTAAGACCAAGTTCTCTTGCAGCTTGTGAAGCATTTTTATATTCTCCAATAACTTTGTAGGTGATTTTATCATATGCTCTAATAGGAAGAACTTTCTTAGAAGAATTAACTTCTCCTTCAGTTTCCTTTAAAGCTTTTTCTAAATATTCTTTTTCAACCTCAATAGATAATCTTTTTTCGGATGAAGTAAAATCTAAACTTAAACATTCTACATTATCAAGTTTTTCAATTCCATCACTCTTTCTTCTGAAAGCTCTATCTCTTGCTTCCTTTAGAATAGTTAATGTTGTTATTTTTACAAAGCCTTCTATGTTCTCATAAGAATAGAATCTATTACATTTAACTATCTTATCATTTTTATCAAAAGTTTCTCCACAAATTTTAGACCAGATAATAAGATTTACTTTGCTTTTAATATCATCTTTTTCTTCATACTTTCCATTAGCATAAATTTCATCATGTGCTTTAATAACAGAACTCTCCGTTTTATCTACCAAGTAATAAAAAGTTGTATAGCTTTTTTCCTTTAATGCTTTTTTTAATTTATCATTCATTGTAATTGTAGTATTTGTTTTCATTTTTCTCTCCATATGTACTTATCTTTGCAAGCAAACAGAAATAAGTTCATTTTTTTATTTTCTATAATCTATTTAAGACTTGAGAAAATGAAATTTGAAAAAATAAATGAAAAAGGTTTTTAGAATGTGCATCGTTTAACTCATACCATAGCATTATAGGTATAGAGAAAAGGAAAAGTAGTGTTTAATTTTTCTCTTGTAAATTTCCTCCAAATTTAGAATGGCTCAAAGATTGTAATGATTTTTGAGCTTTTTTTTATTTAAATAAAAATTTGCAAAAAATGTATCCGAATTAGCACAAAAATTTGCATTAATGAATGTAGTGAAATGAAGAATTGAATGAACTTAAAGTCATTACAAAATGTTATTAAGAACAATAAGAACAATAAGAACAATTAAGAGTCTTCTCTTAACAGCGAAGCGAAACTCACGAGTGAAACGAGTGATTTTGTTCTAGAAATTCTTTTGAGTGAAACGAAAAAGATTTCGTAAGGAACAAAATATAATTGAATTTATTAAATAAATGATTCTCATTAAATTGTTTTATCTTATTAAAGTATTTTATATTATAGATAATTACTTTGAATTGAATTATTAAATATTCGATTTTAAGGAATTAATTAATTGTCCTTTTTCTCTAATATTTTTAAGCTATAACTATGTCTAAATTTTATTTAAACCATTACTGTAAGAAATTCCATTAAAGAACCAAGTTGAAATATTGGTATTCATTCGTTCGCTTCGCTCACTCTTTGTCGAATACGAATAACTCGCTTCGCTCACTATTCTATTCTTCCAAATAAGATTGAGTACAATCTTAGGTTTCCTTCGGAAAGAATTAAGAGAATCAATTCCACAAACTAAAACAATCTTCAAAAACCTCTTTAAACTTCTTCAATTTCTAAAAGGTAAACTTATTCGACTTCAAAAAGAAAACGTTCTGAACAGCTTCTATTAGCCATTTTCAAAGCTTTTTTACAAACTTTCAACTCCATTTTCTTGGAGCTTTTTTTATCTTAAAACTCATTATTAAAGTTTTCCATCTACAACAAAGTTAAGTCTTATATAGATAGTAAAACACTTGTTAGTAGAGAAAAAAACAAACATTACAACTCAGAAAAGTTTTTTCTGTTTTTGTTCAAAAATCGTTCGTTTCATCAAAAAAAAAGCAAGTTAATTATAGTAAGCAAAGAGAAGGAAAGATTTATTTATTCCTCCTTTTTAACAAAGTTAATAGACTTTCTTCTTCTTCTTACTTCTTAAAAAGCAATTAAAAAGGATGGAAAAATATAATGGAACAAACAATAGAAAACAATCACAAGGTTTATCAAATTACTAACAATACAAATGGAAAAGTTTACATAGGTATAACAAAGAAAAATCCAGAACAAAGATGGAACAATGGAAAAGGATATTTTTACAACAAACATTTCTATAATTCAATAACTAAATTTGGTTGGGATAATTTTAAGAAGGAAGTTCTAAAAGAAAACTTATCAGAAGAACAAGCAAAATTATATGAATCATTTCTAATTTCAACTCAAGATTCTACAAACCCAAAGAACGGATACAACAGAGCAACTTATTCAAGTTCAACAGGAGTTACAACTAATAGATTCAGAGTTCTTCCAGATGAAATTAAAAAGAAAATTTCAATTAATAGAACAGGAAAAACTCTATCACCTAAAAGGTATAAGAGATTAGTTAAAACTCACAAACAAATCAAAAGTTGTAGAGAAATTCAAAAGTTTAATAAGAACGGAATCCTATTAGACACTTACTGTTCAGTAAGCGAAGCAGCAAGAGCAAACTCATTAACAAAACAGAATGTATCTCAGGCAGCTCTTGGAAAACAATTCTCTGCTGGTGGATTTTTATTCAAGTTCGCAGACTTAGAACTAAGTGAAAGGAACTACAAATAAGATGATTAATACAACTGAATCACAAAGACAATTAAACAAACTTGGAATGGAATTGGAAGCTGAGAAAATAAAATCTCAGCCACCAATAAAAGCAGAACCTTTTACAGAAGAAGGTTATTACAAAGATATATTAGAGAGTTTTAATAGAAATATATAAGGAGAAATAAAATATGACAAAAAGAAGAGAAAGAGCAATAACAGAAATTTTAGAAGAAACTAATCTTGCAAAAGATGGGAAAATACAAAGTGAAGAATACAATTCACTAACTGAAAAAGAAATGAGAAAAATTACTAATGTAGCAATTAATATAGTAATTTTTACACCCATAATTATTATTGGTTTAATGGCTTTAATAATAATTCTTTAAGGAAGGAACAACATTAAGATAAAACGATTACAAGAAGAATACTTAAAGACAAGAGATGAAAAAATACTTTCTGAATTATATACAAACTTAATGAACTTAGGAAAGTATTCTATTAAGAAAAATGGTTATGGAGAGTTAGAAGATTTAGAAGATATTGTTAGTAGTTATATTATGAGATTAATGTCAGAAGAAAATCCAACACTAATTAAATATCCTTCTGGTTATTTAAAACAAGCATTGTATTACTCACAGAAACCGAAGAAGAAATATACAAAATTACTATCTGATGAAGAATATTTAAACCCAAAAGGGTTGGTATTCAAGCCAGTAAATTCTATTAAGTATTCAATAGAGGATAAAGTCTTAGATAGAGTTGAAACAGAAAATACTTTTGAATGTATCTATCAAATCATAGATAATTACATTACAGACAATGAACTTGATGAAGAAGAGGAAGAACAATTAGTTGGTTACATTATAGATTGCTTAGAGTGTGGTAAATATTACAAGAAGTATTTATACAAGATTAATAAAAGGAAAACCAAAGATTGTTTCTGTGAATGCTTTGAGTTAATGGAAGACATTTTAAGAGAGGAGGTAGAATATTAAAAGTAAAAACGTTAATACGGATGTTCACTTAGAAACTCTAATAGATAAACTAAAAGATAGAACAAAAGGTAAGTAAAAAGTTAGCACATCCAAGAGGGTGTGCTTTTTGTTGGTTATTTTTTTAATCTTCAAAGAGTTAATTTCTCTAAATTATTAGCTATTCTATGTAATTCAAATATTTTAGAATTTTCAAGTATTATATCTTGAGAAATATTTTCAATATTACTTATAGCCATTGTAAACGTTTCAGGTTTTCTTTTTTCATCAGAATAAGTGATAGTAATTATAATTGGAATAGAAGAAATTTTTAAACATGAATCTAACAAACCAATAATAAAAAGAGGGTCTTGTTTATTTGTAATATAAAAATTTTTATATGTTCCTAATTTTCGAAATATATTAGCACTTTTTTCTTCCGATTCTCCAAGTTTGCTTAACGAATTTAACCATTCTTCATCAAAAGTTATTTTTATATTTTTAGCAACAATATCTGAAGCATTATTAAATTTTAATAAAACAATAGAACCATTACCATCTTTAACAACATCAATATAAGGTATAACTTTTGGTTGGTTTCTTATTTTATATTCTTTGTTAAATTTTTTAAATTGGGAATAAGTAAAAAAGAATAAAAAACAGCCTCCAACTGAAGTAAAAAATGGAATAAGTCCAGATACATAACTTCCGTATTTTATTATGATTGGATATTTTAGAACCACCTTTTCAAGATTAATTCTAATAATTATTATTAATAACAAAATTGCTACTGCTATAATAATCCATGTAACAAATAATATAATCTTCTTCATAATGGGTTTCATTTTAATAATAATATTTTTCATTTTTGCTTTCCTAAATTTTATAAGTTAAATTTACAACTCACTTAATTTGATGTTACTCCATCCTCTAAGTTTAAAACCTCTCCCATTAATAAATACGTATTAAAAATTAAAGCTTTTGCTTCTTCAAAAGTTACATCAGAATGAATACCATTACAAACTCTTTCATATAAATTTGACAAATTTTGACGCAATCTATCTTTTCGAGTTTTACTTGTAATCTTTGTATCAATATAAACATTAATTCGATTTTTAGCATTTTTCTTTTGTAATTTTAGTTCATTTCCATTAATTGTAATGGTTTCATCACTTGGAGGAAAAATAAAATCAGCAAAAGTATCAATTATTCTTCTACATGATGATAGAGCTTGGCTAATTGATTCTGAATCTTTTTCTTGTAATCTATCCATTACTGATGGTAACATTTCAATAACATCCTTTGCTTCTTTGGTAATTGATTTATCAATATCTTGTTTATATTTTTCAAAAATAGAGTCGATAACCTTTTCATAAGTAATAGAATAGTAAACGTCAGTAATATAATCATGAAGAATAGAAAAAACACTACCTTTAATACCAGATAAATGTGAAATTATTATTCCTATTTTGTTAATGCTATTAGTAACACCATAATTAACTAAAATTGCATCATTACCACTTGAATCTGTAGTTCTATAACATAAAAGTTTTTTTTCATTTACTTTTATCAATGTTTCAATTTGTACTAATGATTCAAAATATCCACTTGAGTGTTCTTCATTAGTCCATCTTTTCGTTTGTTCCATATAATCTTCAGAAATAGAACCGTTATCATATCCTCGCAACTCATAATCAATCCATTCCTCAATATCATTATCTTTCTCTGGTCTAAGACGTAATAACCTTTTTGTTTTTAATAATATTTTTTCTCCAGTTATTCTATCTAATTCAATATCAGCCAGAATTTCCTTTGTAAATTCTAATATTTCTTCTTGTTTTTTCATTTCTCTCTCCTACATTTAATAATAACCTTAAAACTCACTTACTTCATTAACATTCCAGTTGAAACATCACCTTTGAAAGAAGAATTTCTAAACATTAAGTTCATATTTTTAACAGAAGAAACCTTCCAATTTGAAAGGTCTCTATTAAACTTAGAGTTAAGAAACATCAAACTCATATCTTCAACATTAGCAACATTCCAGTTGGCAATATCTCTATTAAACTTAGAGTTAATAAACATAGCACTCATATTTCTAACAGAAGATACATTCCACTTAGAGATATCTCTATTGAATATTGTATCTGAGAACATTCCTCTCATATCTGTAATAGTTGATTCATCTATATAATTTAAATCAACTTCATTTCCATTCTCTTTAATAGCTCTTCTTATCTCTACTTCTAATTCTTTCTTAATATAAACAATTAACTGAAAGTTCTTATCCATCTTTAAAACTCCAGTATTTTTAATATAACTTACTATTTATCATCTTCGGGTTTGTTAGCCCAGTGAGTAATACTTCCATTAAATTCAGAATCAGTAAATATATCACTCATATCAGTTACATTAGAAACATCCCAGTGAGAAATATTTCTATTAAATTCAGAATAATTAAACATAGAATTCATATCATTTACTTTTGAAACATTCCAACGCGAAATATCTCCATTGAATTCAGATGACATAAACATAAAATTCATATTAGTAACTTGAGAAACATCCCAATCAGAAATATCACCATTAAATATTGTTGCAGCAAACATAAAACTCATATCAATTACTTGAGAAACATCCCACTTAGAAATATCACTATTATTTTGAGAGTAACAAAATAGACAACTCATATCAGTAACTTTAGAAACATCCCATTTAGAAATATCTCCATTGAATTCAGAGGAATAGAACATACTATTCATATCAGTAACTTTAGAAACATCCCACTTAGAAATATCTCCATTAAATTCAGAGCTATCGAACATACTATTCATATCAGTAACTTGAGAAACATCCCACTTAGAAATATCTCCATTAAATTCAGAGCTATCGAACATACTATTCATATCAGTAACTTTAGAAACATCCCACTCAGAAATATCTCCATTAAAAGAAGATTCTTGGAACAATAATTTCATATCTGATACATTAGAAACATCCCATTTAGAAATATCTCCATTGAAAGAAGATTCCCAAAACATATAACGCATATTAGTAACTTGAGAAACATCCCAATCAGAAATATCACCATTAAATATTGTTAAACAAAACACCCCAGAGATATCAATAACATTAGAAACATCCCATTTAGAAATATCCCCATTGAAAGGAGAATCACAAAATATCCAACTAATATCATTAACATTAGAAACATCCCATTTAGAAATATCTCCATTGAAAAGGGATTCATTAAACATTCCTTGCATATCAGTAACATTTGAAACATCCCATTTAGAAATATCTCCATTGAAAAAAGAAAAATAAAACATACTATTCATATCGGTAACATTTGAAACATTCCATTTAGAAATATCTCCATCGAATCTTGAACAAAAAAACATTTTATGCATATCGGTAACATTAGAAACATCCCAATAAGAAATATTTCCATAGAAATAAGATTGACTAAACAACTCACTCATATCAGTAATATTAGAAACATCAATATAATTTAAATCAACTTTATTTCCATTTTCTTCAATAGCCTGAGATATATATGTTTGTAATTCTTCTTTTGTTTGTGGAACTACTCTACTAACCCCAAAGATGAAACTTGGTAATACAAAACCAAGTAATATTAAAATCAACAGTACTTTTTTCTTATTCATTTTATCTCTCCCTAATTTATTCATAAATACTACAACTATTAGGTAACTAAGTCAAAAGAAATATCTCTCTTAACAACACTTGTTATAAGCATAGGAGAGAAAAAGAAAATGGCAATAAGAATATCAAAGAGGTGCAAACGTTGTGGAGCAATACATCAAAACAAATCTGGTTACTGTGATGAATGCACAAAGTATATAAACAAACAGAACGACAAAGGAAGAGCAACAGCTTCAGAGCGTGGATATTCTGGAAGTTGGAAGACTTTCTCTCAATGGTATCTATCAAACAAGGAACATCAACAGTGTGCTATTTGTGGAGCAAAGGCAACTGTAACAGACCACAAAGCTTACCCAGCTCCAGTCTTCAAAGAACTCTATGGAGATAACTTCAACTCCTTCTACAATCACCAAGAATTATTTCAACCTCTTTGTCAAAGCTGCAACTTAAAAAAAGCAAAACAAGACAGATTGAAACTGGATAGTTTCAATTCATTCAAGAAGGTTAAAGACGATTTCTTTGTATAAACATTCAGTTTAAGACTCAACTTTCTTTAGGGGGAGAGGGGGTTCGTAGGTCTGGGAGACTCGAGAGTCGACCAGACTGCTTCATCAAAGTTTCTCACACACAAGAATTAGGAAAGGCAAAAACATCATAAAAGGACAAAAATGAAAGCTATAGACATAAAAAACAAGATAAAATCAAATCGAACTCAAGGATCTAGGATCTTTCCAGAACCACCAAAAGAATATCTCAAGAGAGAAAAAGATGAATGGAATAGATTATCAAATTCACTACACATTACAGAAAAAGACATTGGACTTCTAACTTTGACAGTTTCATCTTTCTCAACATTCCAAGAATTTGACAAAGCAATTCATACAAGAATTGAAATAGATCCAGTTACTAAGAAAAGTAAATCGTACAAGCGAACTATGGCTGAGTATTTATTGACTCACGCAAACAGCCAGAACCAAGTTGAACTTTCTAACAAAGCTAAGGCTCATGAATCATATCTAAAATCTATCAAACTTCTTAATGCTCTTTGTCCTCTTACAAATACAGTAAAAAATCCAACAGAAAGTGAGGAAGAAGACTTACTATCAGAGTTACTATAGATGAAGAATATAAAACCAGCTGTATTAAAACAGCTAAATCATAAAACAGATACTGACATTGATTTCTATATTGACCAAGTTATCAACAGAAAAATCATTGTAGGAAACTCAGAATACAATGCTGTTAAAAGATATCTAAAAGATTTAGAGAATCCTAAATGGAACTTTGAAAAGAACAAAGCATACAAGGTTATAAACTTTGTACAAATTCATTGTAGACACTTTGAAGGAGTACTTGCTGGAAAGAGATTAAGATTAGAACCATTTCAGAAATTTTTGATCTGGAATATCTATGGCTTCATTGAAAAAGAAACTGGTTACAGAAGATTCAAAAAAGCTTGGGTTCAAATTTCAAGAAAGAACGGAAAGACTTTGCTCTGTGCTGCTCTTGCTATATATCACTTAATAGAAGATGGAGAAGCTTCTGGACAGATTTATTCTATAAGTTCTAAGCTAGCTCAATCCAAAATTGTATTTGATGCAGCTGCTAAAATAATTGAAGCTGATGAATACCTTTCTTCTCTAATTGTTTTAGCTCAATATAAAATTAAATCTAGTGATTCATATTTCTCAGCACTTGCTTCAACTGGAAGAAAATCAGATGGTTACAATCCAAGTTTTGTAATTGTAGATGAAGCTCATACTATGGATGATAACGGTGAAATGTATAACGCTATGTATTCTGGAATGGGTTCAAGAGTTCAACCTCTTATCTTTTCAATTACTACAGCTGGACTAGATCTGAATTGCTGGGCTTATGATGAATTTGAAATGACTGAAAAGATTCTTTCTGGAGAAGCTGTAGATGATTCTTATTTTATTATGAACTTCATAATGGAAAAGAAAGATGATTGGACTAAGATAGAGAATTGGAGAAAATCAAATCCAAACTTAGGAATATCAGTCAGACAATCCTTCCTAGAACAAAGACTAGCTGAAGCAATAGCTTCTCCAACAAAAGTTGTAGACTTTCTTACTAAAAACCTTAATCAATGGACAAATGCAGCCAAAAGTAGTTGGTTATCTTATGATAATTGGAACAAAGCAGTAGTTAAACCAATGACAATGCCTAAATTCCATTGCTATGCTGGACTAGATTTAAGTTCTTCAATAGATTTAACAGCCTTTGCAATGACATTTGTAAGTGAAGATGGAACAATTTGTTACAACAGAACTCATTGTTTTCTTCCAGAAGACAACGTACAGGAAGCAGAAAAGAGAGATAAGATGCCTTATCAACAATTACAGAAGGCAGGATTGATAACTCTTACTTCTGGAAATGTAATTGATTTTGAAGAAGTATCTGAATGGATTCAAAATGCTGTAAAAGAATACAATATTGAATACATAGCGTGTGATAGATGGAAATTGACAGACTTAGTTCACTATATGCCAGACTTAGATTACAAGTTCATTGAGTTCTCTCAAGGCTACAAGACAATGAGTCCAGCTATCCAACATTTCGAACGTGGAATAATGGAAACCAGTTTAAGAATAGAAGAAAATCCTATAATGAATAATCATATAAACAACTGTTCTGTAAAAATGGATGATAATGGAAATGTTAAGATTGTAAAAGTTAAAAGAGAATCTGGCAAACATATTGATGGAGTTATTGCTTCAATTATGAGTTATCAAATTGCTTTAGATCAAATGAAATTCAGCAAAAGAGAAGTTGAAGATGATGTTATGTTTTTCTAAAAATTGTTCTCTTCCTCAAAAATAAAACAAGTTAATATTACAGAGGGAAAAGAAAATGACAAACAAAAATGAAGTAACAAAATTAGTAGAAGAGTTCCAAGAGAATCATCCAGAAGTTCACGTATTCCAAAGACAAATAGCAATTACATTTACTGAAGAAGAATATGATGAGAAATCAACAATTCATTTAACAGAGAATGTTAAGAAAATGGAATTAGGAGATAGTGAAATTTTATTATTCACTGAAGAGAAAGTTAGAGATAGAATTAAATGTTCTGGAATTCAAATTTCTGGAACAATAGATATCAGAATTTGGTTATCAGATATAAATGCAAAATACCATTTTAGAAAGACAGAATTCTTTACAAAGAAGTGGATGAAGAACATACAAGAATTATTAACTATAGAATAATCAAACTCAAATTTATTCATCATTATTACACTTGTTACTTAGAAAATAGAAGGAACATAAATGAATAATATATTTAAAAGAAACAAGAAAGTAGAAGTAAAAGAATCAACAGAATTGAAAGAAGCTATATTTACAGGAAGTAATAATTCTGCAATATCAGTTCTTTTCCCATCTGAACTTTCTAGAGTTTTTAATAACTCAGCAGTTTGGGCGGCTGTTAGATATCTATCTCAAACAATATCTACACTCCCAATTCATATTTACGAAAAAGACGAGAACAAAAGAACTGAAAACTTCAAACATCCAGTTGTAAGCTTGTTAAATAACCCAAATCCTTACATGACAAAATCAGTTTTCTTTGAAACAATGATTATAAACTTAGAATTATTTGGTATTTCTTATGCAGAAATTACACGTTCTAGTAATGGCTACCCTATTGCTCTATATCCATTAGCTACAAAAGACATTCAAATCACAGCATACAGTGGAAGATTAACTTATACTTATCTCCCAAACGGAGCTGAACTTCCTATAGAGAATCTTTTAATGATTATGGGTGGTTCATCAACAGGTTTTATTCCTTTAAAACCAATTCAATATATGGATAGTACACTTGAATTATCCAAAGCTGGTGAAGACCTTCAAAGAAAGTATTTACAAAAAGGAACTATGGCTGGTGGAGTTATTCAAGTTCCAGATACTTATTCTAATGAAGATAAGCAAAGACTTAAAACTTCATTTGATAATACATTTGCTGGAGTTAAAAACTCATTTTCTACAGTAGTTCTTTCTGGTGGAGTAACCTATGAACCTTTGAAATTCTCAGCTGAAGACCAACAAATAATTCAAACCAGAGAGTTTTCAATTCAAGAAGTAGCTAGAAGATTTGGTGTTTCACCTTATGTTCTTGGAGATTTATCTCATGCTACATTCTCAAATGTAGAACAGCAAGCAATACAAGAATTAAGAACAACTCTTCTCCCTAGAATAGTTAAGATTGAGGAAGCATTAAATAATAAGCTGTTCTCAGAAAAAGATAGAAAGAAATATTCAGTCAAATACAATATGGATGCTTTCCTTCGTGGTGATACCAGTTCAAGGTATGCAGCTTTCGGACTTGCCCTTCAAAATGGCTGGATGAATATTAATGAAGTAAGAGAAAGAGAAGACTTAAATCCAGTAATTGATGGTGATACTTTCTTTGTTCCATTGAATTATGTTTCAAGAGCAACAGCAACAAACTATATTCCAGCAAACTACGTTTCTGGTAGTGAAGAAATAGCTGAACCAAAAGTAGAAGAAATTATTGAGGAAGTTATAGAACCAATCAAAGAAGAACTACTTACTGAATCATTTTATATTCAAGAACGCAAAGAAATTTCAGCAACAGCCAAGAAAAAAATTGAAAGACTTACTGCTAAAATGTTAAAGCAAGAACTTGCTTTGATGGATGAAAATATTGCAGTTATAGGTTCTCAGGGAGTTACTTCTTTTAAAGAACTTATCAATTCTAATGTTGGTAGAATAGCTATAGAATATACAGAACAATTTCAAACAATCTTTAATGAGATTTCACTTAGTATTAACAAATCTCTAATGAAGCAATTAGGAAAAGAAACTCTAGCTGATGAAGAAGACTTAAAGAACTTCATAGAAAAATATACAGCTTCTTTTATTCACAGACACACAGGAGAAATAGTTCATAAGATGATTAATACAGCAGAGAAGACTACTCCAGAAACTGCTGTAAATGATTTTCAAGAAATATCTTCAAACTTAAAGATGAATCTTCCAAGAGAAACTTCAGAAGAAGAATCTGTTAGAAGTTCTAATGCAATAATTAAGGCAGCTTCTATTGGTTATGGTTTAACTAAACTTAAAGCTGTAGTTGATCCAGATGCTTGTGATTTTTGTCAACAATTTTCTGGCAAAGTTTTTGGTGTTGAAGGATATTTAGCTGCAAAAGGAAGTGAAGTTGAAGATGGTGATGGGAACAAAACCTATATCAAAAAAGACTATTCACACTTTCCTCTTCATAAATCTTGTCAGTGTGTAATCACACCAAGTATATAAATAAAATAATACTCCCTCTTAGAGTATTTTATATATATTGTTCCAGTCTTTTGGCTGGGGCTTTTTTATAAAAACATTTGTTAAGTTGTTAAATTTTCTTAAAAGTACTTAACGGATTTTTTTTTTAGATTTGTAATTACCTATAATATAACAAATTAAAACCTAAAAAGTGTTAAGTGATTAACAAGAATAAAAAAAATGTTACAATAAGAGAGTAAATTGGAAGTGCACAACCAATAAAAAAATTAACTTAAACAAGGAAATAACATATGAATAACGTAGTATTATCAGTAGTAGAAATTAACGGTGTGTATAGCTTAGGACTAGGAAACAATATAGATAACAAAGCCTTCCAAGATTTAAAAATGAATTGGAATAAACTTGATTCCTTTAAGGTTAAAGAAAATCAAAGTACTGATAGTCTTTCAGGATTCTGTAGGAACTATCTTCAACCAGCACTTACTCTTTTGAATGATGGGAACATTGCTAGAAGTTCAAATAAAAGTGAAGAACAAGTAATGAAAGATGCTGAAGATTTGGAGAAATCAATTAACTATGCTATTTCTGGTCGAGATGCAGGCAAAGGAAAAACTAGCAAAAAAAGAATAGGAATAAAACAATACATTGAAAAATTTACATCAGTAAAATTAGAGGGATGTACAGAACTTGAAAAAGCAGAGCATATTGTTGATTTCTTAAAGAATGAAAGAAGAATCAAAAAAGTTGAAAAACAGTTAAAAGATTACTCTGTTAATAAATACATGGATTCTAATTTCTATACTGAACAGTTAAATACTGTTGAAGTATTAAAGGACACACTTAACTCTTCAAAATAAGAAAATCAACTCCATATTATAAATATAAATAGTTCTAAATAAATTATCAATTTCTCAATAAAACACTGTAGTTAATTCTATGGTGTTTTTTTTTGTCTAAAAAATTTTCCTTAAATACACTTGTTACTTAGAAAAAAGGAAAAAGAATGAAAGAATTATTAATAGAAAATATAAGTTTAAAAACCATAAATACTAAACGTTCAGAACTTACTGAAGAAGTAAATACTGTTTCTGACAGTATGATTTTTTACTCTGTTCCAGTTTGGAGATTGGATGAAGTAAATCTTAATGGAAGAACTTATACAACAACTCTTGCAGAAAGATTAATTGCTGAGAATGCAATTACTTATTCATACTGCGACCATCCAGACGAAGAATATGCTCAAGATTTTAATAGTGTAAAAGCTGTTTCAAAGAATCCTCAAATTGTTGAAGGAAATCTTTGTGTAGACGTTCACTTAGTAGATAGAGAATTTGGTGAAAAACTAAAAGCTATTGTAAAAGCTGGAAGTGAAGTTGGAGTTAGTTCAGTTGGATATGGCTCTATGAATGAAGCAAACGTAATTGAAGCTGATTCATTTGAGTTAGTGAGATATTTGGATTTCGTTTTGAATCCTTCTTATTCAGTATTCATTACTGATGAAAACAATGAAGTAAAAGAAAACGAAGAAATAGTAGATAACACTGATAGTGATTTAGAAGAGAAACTTGATGAAAAAACGTTGGACTCAAGCGAAGAAACAACGGTTTCTATTTCAGAAGATGAACTGGAAGTTATTAATAAGAGGTTTAACAAATGGAAAAATTAATTGAAGAAAAGAAAGAATTAATTATTCAGTTAGAGACAAAACTCACAGAACTTAATGAAAGTAAAACTCCAGAATTGAAAGCAGAATATGAAGCTTTAGAAACAAAAGTTGAAAGCATTGATTTCAAAATAGCTGAAATGGAAAAGGTAGCTGAAGTAGAACTTCCAGCTAAAATTAAAGACTTAAAGGAAAATATTACAATGGACAAAACAATAAAAGAATTAATCAAAGAAGCAATCGATACAAGCTCAAATGTATCAATCCTATTACCATCTACAGTAGATGCTAGAATAGTACAAAAGAGAGATGAAGGTTCTTTCATGAGAAAGTATGCAAGTGTTTCTAATGCTGATGGTAACTCAATTATTCCAGTTGAAGGTTCACCAGTTGAAGCAGCTTTCGGTTCTGAAATTGCTTCTATTACAGAAAGTACTGCAACTTTTGAAACAGTAGAAATGAAAGCTAACAAAGTAGCAACTCTTGTTAAAGTTTCAGAAGATGCTTTGAACAACGCTGGTTTCGATTTAGAAGGCGAACTTGTTGGACAAATGGGTAGAGCTATTGCTAATGTTGAAAATGTAAAATACATCAATGGTACTGGTGTTGGCGAACCAAAAGGTATTACAAAATCTATTGTAGCTGGAAATACAGTAACAGCAGATGCAGCAGTATTAACTTGGGCAGATATTGAAACAGCTTACTTTGGTTTGAAAGAACAATACAGAGAAAACGCAACTTGGTTAATGAACTCTAAAACTCTTAAAGCAGTTAAAGCTCTTTTAACTGATGATGGTTATCAAAATGTTGCTCTTACTGAAGTTCTTGGTAAACATGTACAGATTGCAGAATCTATGCCAGACGTAGCAACAGAAGCAACTCCTATTATCTTTGCAGACTTAGCTTATTACAAGATTATGGACAGAACAAGTTTTGAGATTAAACCTCTTAATGAATTGTATGCAACTACTTCACAAAAAGGTTTCTTGGGTTCAGCTAGAGAAGATGCTCACTTTGTTTTATCAGAAGCAATGGTAGCTCTTAAAATGGCAGCTTAGATTCTAAAATAGCTCAGTAGTTAATTCTACTGAGTTTCACCTCTTCCACTTCTAATAAAAACGAAAAGAAAAACAACATGATAACAATAGCAGATTTAAATAACATGGGATTTAGTATTCCAGAGAATAACATTGAAAGTCAAAACCAAGCTACAACTTTGATAGCAATGGCTGAAGATTTTATAGAAACTTATACTGGTCTTAACTTCTCCCTAGAAGAATTTGATGAGTATTATGATGCAAATTACAATGACAGATTAGTCTTAACTCACAAGCCAGTAAGCGAAGTTACATCAATAATTGTAAACGAAGAAAGTCCTCTATATAGAGTAGATCTAAAAACAGGAATAGTAAAACTCACTGAAGAAGGAATTAACTTTGACAAGGAAGTTCATATTATTTATACAGCTGGTTATGAAGAAGCACCAGAGATAATTAAGTATGCAGCTTGTGAATTAGTACAATTTTTCAGAAAAAGATTAGTAAATGAATTAGTTGGTGAAACTTCTAAATCATTTGAAGGTGGAAATACTTCATTGGAGAAACATATTCCAGCTAATATTTTATTTATTCTTAATAGATTTAGAAATTCGCATGGAGTAGTTTAATGAAATTTGTAATAGATGGTTCTGCTTTTGAAGACTATAAGAAATTGAATAATGATTTTGGTAAAATCTTTGATTACGGTTTGTACAAAGCTTCTGAAGATTACGCTGAGTATATTAAAAAGAAATATTTATCTGGACAGAAGATGAATATCCAAACTGGTGAATTATATAAGAGTGTTAAATTTTTAAAAGACAAACAAGAAACACATTCATTTGTAGTTATGGCTGGTGTTGGAGTTAAAGGACATTTGAATTACTTGAAGAGATATATAGGAACAAAACATGAATTTATGAGTCCCTCTTTTACTGATTGGAAAAGTCAGAAGAGAGCATTCAAAATTATAGAAGCAAACTTTAACAAGGTTTCAAAGAACAAAGGATTAACAAAATGATTATAAGTCAAACAAATAAACTAATAGAAGATCTTACAGATTGGATAAAAGAAAGCTTACCTCTATTAGCTGATGATTTACTGGAAGAAAGTCCAGACAATATTCTTTTAGAATATAAAAATTATGAAACTGGATTTGTAGATATATTCAAACTTAAAACTTTTCCATCACTTGTTATTGGAATAGGAGAAAGAAAACCAGAAGAAATGTTTTCAAACATTTACAGTTTTGATTTAGTATCAGCCAACAAAAGTTCTAGCAAAGAGCAAATGGTTAAAGACGGATACTTACTATCAGATACTTTGGTTTATCTTTTAAAAACAAATTCTAGACTTGGTGGTATTGCTTTAAATTCAGAAATTCAAACAGTTGAATACTTTCAAACAGATACAATGTTTGTTAGTGCAATTTCGTTATTAGTAGAAGTGGAAGAAGGAGAAATTTAGATGAAAGTAAAATGCAGTAATTGTGGCTATAAGGCTACAGCGAAGAATTGTATTATTTGTCCAACTTGTGGAAGTATTTGCAAACCTTATGTAGAACGTAAGGTTAAGAAAGAAAACATTGAAGTAATAGAACAAGTAGAATTACAAAAATTAATTGATTAAAATATAGGAGAAATATTATGTCAGCAGTAATGGGAAAAGACGGATTTATAAAAATAGGTGCAGACAAAATTGCATATATCGATAACTACAGTATTAGTTTAACTAATAACATTGTAGAGCTACCAGAACTTGGAAAAAAGTTTATTAACAGAGAGTATACAACTTCAGATGCAAGTGGTTCATTCTCAGGTACATTGGACTTGTTAGACCCAGCACAAATGGGAATTTACTCAATGTTCTTAGTAGATGGTACATTAGCCAAAATGGATTTACACTTAGGTTTAGATTCAACTAGTGAACTTAATGGTTCAACAGTAGCATCAAGTGTAGACTTGGGTGTTAACTATAATGACAAAGTAACTTTTAGTTGTTCCTTCAGTGCAGATGGTGGATTTACTAAACAAGCTCCAGTAGTAGCTTAACAAACATAGCTGGGAGAAATCCCAGTTTCACATTATATATAAAACAAAAGGAAAATAAAATGAAATTAGAATTAAAAATGAACGGAACATATATTCCAGCTTGGAATGGCAACAGAGAGTTAGAAGAAAAAGAACAAATTTCTGTTGAGTTTAGATATTTAACATTAGTTGATAGAGAAGATTTAATAGATAAATCAGCTACTATTATGAGTCTTTCAAAAAAGCTTTGGGATAAGAATGTAGTAAGTGTAAAAGGAATTGATTTAGAAGTTGATGGTAATGTAAAACAATTTACACCAGATATGATTTATGAACTTCCAGAACTTAACGAGTTATTCCAAGAGACAGCAAACTTTGTAATGACATCAAGCTGTTTAAAACATACAGAAAAAAAAAATTAATATTATGCTATAGTCTTCTCAAAGAAAATTACAAGACAACTGATGTTCCAATCTATAAATCTCAACAAGAAAGAGTAGTAATTTTAAAGTCTGGAAGTCAATTTAAAAAGATGAACATTAAGGAAGCTCTACAAGATGAAGATGCAGTTTCAATGATTAATTTCTACTTGAGATATAAGAAGTTTGGTTTGCCTTATCCTTGTGGATTTGCTGAACAAATGAACAAACATATTGAAGTAATTGAAATGCTTTCAAAACTAGATAATATATACGATAACTAAAGCACAAACTCTCAGAAATGGGAGTTATTTTTTTGCCCTTTTTAACACTTGTTACTTAGAAAATACAAGGAAATAAAATGGCAAGTAATTTAAAAATAAAAGTACAAGCTGATACAGCTTCAGCTAAGACATCAATATCAAATTTAGAATCACAACTTTCAAAGGTTAAGTCTGGCTCAGTTTTAGCTGGTTCTTCTGGTGTCTCTGGGTTTCTAGCAACAGGTGCTGCAATCACAGCAGCTGTAGTAGTAGCAAAAAAATTAGCAGAAGGAATTGGAGAATGTATTTCAACTTCTAATGATTTAAATAAATCAATGGCTGCTGTTGCAACTCTTATACCTAAAAGCACTGACAGAGTTAATGAACTAAAAGATGGAGTATTAGACTTAGGAACTGAAACAGGTAAATCATTTGAAGACCTTTCTCAAGGTACATATCAAGTTATTTCAGCCTTTGGAGATTCAGTTGATACAATGACTTATTTAACTATTGCAGCTAATGGTGCAACTGCTGGTATGTCAACTACAGAACAAATGATTAACTTAACTTCAGCAGCTATGAAGGGATTTGGTGATATCTCAACTGAAGCAGCACAACATACTTCTGATTTAGCTTTCCAAACAGTTAAACTTGGACAAACTACAATACCAGAACTATCTACAGCAATAATGAAAGTAACAGACAACTCAGCTTCTCTTGGAATAACTGAAGAAGAAATGTTTACAACTTTTGCAACCTTAACAGGAGTTATTGGTGGAGCAGCTGAAGTAAGTACTAAGTTTGCAGCAACACAGAAAGCTCTACTATCTCCTACAGATTCATTAAACAAAATGTATGAAACTATGGGAATTGAATCCAGTGAAGCTATGGTTGCTCAATATGGCTGGGCAGACTCAATGAAGTTGATTAATAACTATGCAACTAAAGCTGGAATTCCTCTTTCAGATTTAGTTGGTTCAGCTGAAGCAATGAACTATGTAGCTTCTGTTGGTGGTAGACAATATGACACTTATAATAAGAAACAGAAAGAAATGGGTGAAGCTGCTGGTTCAACTAATGAAGCTCTAACTGAAGTTAAAACTGGTGTTAATAAACTTGGTTATGAGATTGACCAGAACAAAGCAAAGTGGGAAAAACTCAAAGTTAAAATTGGTGATGATTTCAATCCAGTTGCAGAACTTACAGTTGGTTGGCTTGGTGATATCCTTACTGGATTGAATGATGATGATTCAGCAATGGGAGATATGAAAACTTCTACTGATAAATTAATTACTTCATCTTCAAACTACAGCAAGATTCTAAAAGATTTAACTGGTGATATAAATGAACAAACAAAAGCTGCTCTTGAATTAACAAAGGCTCAAACAGAAATGAGTATGAAGAATAGTCTTAATGATTTTTCTGATTCTTATGGAGATAATCAAGATTTAAAAGTAACTTATGAAGCTGATGTTGAATCTTCACAAAAGAGTATGGATGCTGTATTTGCTAACTTAAAAAGAAGTGCAAACGGATACAAAGTTGATTACAGTCCAGATATTAGTTTTGGTGAATTACTTTCTAAGATGAATGAGATAAGTCCTAAACTTGCAGAAATAGCAAATGACGATTATTCCAGAGCAATGGGAAAGAATGATGTAGCAACTGATAAATTAAGTTTATTACTAAAAGAAGAAGCTGTAACAATGGGAACTCTATCTACAGAAGTAGCAGATGGAACTCTTAACATTGATGCTCTTCAATTTTCTAACAAAGATTTATATGATACTTTCATTGCTAATGCTGATGCAATTGATAAACAAAGAGAAGCTCAAAAGAAATTAGACTTAGAAACTCCAGAAGGACACTCTGATACAGGAGCATCTCCAGTAAATGGTGGAAGTCTTTCTACTCCAGCAGCAGATGATGATGATGAAGTTATAATTAAGAACAATGATATAGCTATTGCTCAATACAAACTGATTAATGATTTATTAAATGCTAAGACTGAACTTGAAAAGAATGAGATAAATAGAAAAGCAGAGTTAGCTCAATATACTGAAGATGAAACTGGAGCAATAGAAGCTGTAAATACTTTGTATAATACAAAGGCTCAAATAATTAAAGACAATGTTGAAGTTGAAGAAGCTGAAGAAGTAATTTATTCAAATATCAAGTCCTTCCTAGAAGAAAATAATGAGTTGTTATCTGATGAATCTAAAAAGAAAGCTGAGATTGAAGCTATAGATGAAAAGATATTAAACACTCAACATTTACTACTAGATTCCAAAGGTGATGAAAAAGAAAAACTAAAAGAAATAGTTGCTACATTGTATGAGGAGAAGTCTGCATTAGAAAAGGTTGTTACAACTGCTTCTGATACTAGTTGGGCTGATGATATAATGAGTGCTATAGACCCAAATGGTTCAGCAAAGGAATTTGAAGATGCATGGACAGATACTTTTGGAAGTCTTTCAGACACATTTGGAGATTATGCTAAGGATATAATGAGTGGAATCAGTGCTATAGAAGATGCTCAATTAGATGCAGACCAATCTATCTTAGATAACGAAACTAATACTTGGAATAAAAGAAAGTCAGAATTACAAGAAGGTGTTAATGATGAAGAAGAAGCTTCTGATGATGTAGTTGATGCTTGGAAAGACCAGTATTCAGCTGGTGCAATCTCTTATGATGAATACTTAGCAAATAAGACAGAAGCTAAACTTGAACACAATGCTTTGAAAGATGCAATGGATGAAGAAGCTAAGGTAAAAGAAGCTGAACAACTTGCTGAACAAAATAGAATTGATAAGAAGAAGTTTGATTCAGACCAGAAAAATGCTATTGCACAGATTTGGATGGATACAGCAGTTGCTGTAGTTAAAGGTTATTCTCAATTAGGATTCTGGGGTGGTAGTGCTTTTGCTCTTGCAATGGGAACTACAGCTGGATTTCAAACATCAGCTGTTAATAAACAAGAATTTGTTCCAGCACTTGCTGAAGGTGGAATAGCAACTAAACCAACTATGGCTTTAATTGGTGAAGGTGGTGAACCAGAAATGGTACTTCCTCTTTCAAAAGCAAAGAACTTTGGATTTGGTGGAGATAGTTCTTCTAGTGGAAACATAATAATTAATATGAACGGTTCAACTTATTCAACATCAGATGAAGTTTATGCTGCAATCTACAAAGGAATATCAAAAGCTCAAAATATTGGAAGAATAAAACAATGGTAATTTAAATAAATGTTTTTTATTATATACTGGAAACTAACTAATTTTAGTAGATTCTCACTCACAACAATGGTAAAATAAGTAAATATTTATTAAAGAAGAGAGGTTTCATTATGGAAGTTTTTGTAGTAATTATAGCCTGTATTATTTGTGGTTTTATAACTAAATCTATTAATCAATCAAAAGGTTATGATGGTGGTTTTGCTTGGGGTTTTTGGCTAACTATTATAGGTATAGTTATTGTAGCTGTTAGACCTTTTAACAATAATAGTAAAAATAGTGGTAGTAATAATAATAGTAATATTTGTAATAGCCATAATATTAGAAACTAATTGATTATTTTATTAAATAATCTTAAAGCTCTCAGAAATGGGAGCTATTTTTTTGTTCTTTTTAACACTTGTTACTTAGAAAAAAGGAAAAAGAATAAATGGATAAATATAAAATTGATATAAATTTTGTGAATAAAACTAGTGATGATGTAGTAAATACTTTTCATTATGAAAACATATTAGCTACAAGTTTTACTAAGCATACAGCAACTGGAATAGATGGACATGAACAATCAACTTTGAATGTAACTCTTAAACCAGATGAAGTATTATTTAGAGCATTATTAAATAACAAAAGAACTTATGAAATTCAAGTAATAGTAACTGTAAATGATACTAATTATTTTACTGGAATTATGAGAGATACAATCTCTTACAACATTAACGAAGCTCTTCAACCAATCAGTTTTCAAGTTTTAGATTACAGCTATAAGTTAGAAACTAAACCTCTTACGAAATCAATTTTGTATGACTTCCCAGTTAAGATATATAATGGCTCTGTTGATGGTGATGAAGTTGATATTATTACAACTCTTGTAGCAGCTACTGGAATTGATGTATCAAATTTAAGACTTACTTCAATCTTAGACCCAAACTTTAAGATTGGATATTTCAAGATAGATACTGATGAAACTTATGCAGATATGTTAGATGATTTATGCGAACAATATGGTTTATCTTATTACTTTAAAAATGGTAATGAAATCAAACTTGTTAATTTGTTCCCAGAAACAATTGTTCCAGCCTACACTCTTACAGACTCTCAACTTTTACAACCTTTAACAATAGAGAAACAGGAAATAGAAGAAGATGGTGTAACAGTTACTTGGAAGAAAACAGCAGTAAAATCTGACAGATATGTTTTCAGACAGTTCTCAGAACCAGAAGATGAAGAATTAATTGTAAATGGTTACTATTTCCCAGCTAATGCTAACAATGAAGAAACTTATCAAACTCTTTCTAATGTTCAAGATATAAAGACAAAATTAATTGATACATCAAATGAGCGTGTAATATTCTTAGCTGAAGAAGGTGTAAATTTATCTTATGAAAATTATGATACATCACTAAAAGCAAGAGTATATTTTAAAAATAATGCAACAGACTTAACATCAAAACATTTATATAACTTTGATATTAAGGCTGATATTGTTACGCTCTCTGAAGAATATACTCATACTATTTCTGGAGATAACATTCAAGAATTTGATGGTAGTTATATTGATTCAAAAGCAGAAGCTGAATATTTAGCTAACATCATTAAATCAAAACAAGAGAATCAAATCTACAAGCTAAATTTCTCTTCAAAATTTAAGTATAATGTTGGACAATTTATTCAAATTTCAGATACAACAACTGGAATAAATCTAATTGTATTTATTGAAACACAAGATAAAACAGCAAACAATCCTATTTATAGTTATACAGGAACATCAGCTAGTAATTTAACTTTTGTTACTTCAACATTTTCTTCAACAGTTCCCTCAGATTCATTTTCAAGTACCTCAGAAGTTGAAACATTAACAAACAAACTAAATGAATTAAATGAAGAAGTAGACTCTACAACTGGAAGTATAAGGTCTATTGAAGATAATTTACTTGGAATAATTACAAGAGTATCTGAAACTGAAAGTGATACTGTATCAATAGTTTCTGAACTTTCAACTCAAGCTAGTTCTATTGCTTCTAATAAAACATCAATAGAAACTAGTCTAGCAACAGTTAAAACTGAACTTGAAGGAAGTGTAACTTCTTTAAATACAGAACTTTCAACTCAAGCAAGTACAATAACTTTAAATAAAACTGATATAGAAACAGCTCTTGATAACGCAAAAGATGAAATAGATAATTCCATAACTGAAGCAAAATCAGCTATAACTTCATTGAACTCTGATGTTGATGATATTAATAATTTAGCTACAGCTCAAGGACTTTCAATATCACAGAACGCAACAGACATTGCTTTGAAAGCTAATCAAACTAGTTTAAATTCTACTAACGGAAACGTTATTTCAAATACTTCAGCTATTGGAGTTAATGCTACAGCAATTACTTCTAAAGTAAGTCAAACTGATTATAATACTCTTTCTGGAACAGTAAGCTCTAATGGAACTATTATTTCACAGAACGCTTCAGATATTACTTCAGTAGCTTCAAGAGTAAGTTCTAATGAAGGAGATATTTCAACTGCAAATACTTCTATAACTCAAAACGCTACAGCTATTGGATTGAAAGCTAGTCAAATTAATTTAAATTCTACTAACGGAAATGTTTCAAGCAACACTTCTTCAATAGGTGTTAATGCTACAGCAATTATTTCTAAAGCTAATCAAACAGATTTGAATAAAGCTACAGGAGATATTGCTTCCAATGGAACTTCTATAACTCAAAACGCTACTGCTATTACTTCAGCAGTAACAAGATTAACTAATGTAGAAGGAGTTAATACTTCACAAGGAACTTCGATAACTCAAAACGCATCAGGAATTACTTCTCTAGCAACAAGATTAACTAATGCAGAAGGAGTGAATACTTCACAAGGAACTTCGATAACTCAAAACGCATCAGGAATTACTTCTCTAGCAACAAGATTAACTAATGCAGAAGGAGTGAATACTTCCCAAGCTACAGTTATTTCACAGAACGCTGATAATATTGAATTGAAAGCAACTAAGACAGAAGTTAATACTCTATCTGGAACAGTAAGTTCACAAGGAACTTCTATCACAGCTAATTCTACGGCTATAGGATTGAAAGCTAGTCAAACAGATTTAAACTCTGCTACTGGGGATATTTCAACTAATGAAACTGCTATAACTCAAAACGCTGATGATATTACTTCAGTAGCTTCAAGAGTAACTAGTACTGAAGGAACTATAACTTCTAATACTTCTTCAATTTCTCAAAACGCTACAGACATTACTTCTAAGGTTAGCCAAATTGAAGTTGATACTTCAATATCAAATGCGAAATCAGATAATCATGGTTACAAATATCATGTTAATATTACTGTAAATGGTGATAGTGATAAAATGTATCCAGTTGTTATTAAGGCTGGAGACCAAAGTGTAAAAAGAGATATCCTTGTAACTAGGTTATATTATGAAACAGCTCCACCAGATTGGTATACTTCAACTCATAAGGGTGGTTTAACCTTAAAACTTAAAGCTAACTTTGGTGGTTGGGGTGGAGCTAACTATGGTTGGGAAGTTCATGAACTTGAAGAAATGTATTCAAAAATGTTTGGTGGTTGTGTAAATACCATGAGTAATATGGCTTTTGCTGTATTTCTTAGAGGTGGTGGAGCTGTTTATCATTTATATAGCGACCAAAGTTTAACTACTGAAAAATATACAGGAATTTCTCCTCAAATTTGTTATGATAATGAACTACTTGGAGAAACAGGAATTTATAGTTGGAATGCTCCAGATGCTAAAACTTTTAAATCATTGAAGCCAGATACATTACAAGATAGTGATACAGAAGCAATAAAAATTAGAAAGTTTATTAAACTATCACAAACTAATTCAACTTCTATTACTCAAAACGCTTCAAGCATTACTTCATTAGCTTCAAGAGTTACAGAAACAGAAAGTGATATTTCTTCACAAGCTACTTCAATCTCTCAAAACGCTTCAAACATTGCTTTGAAAGCTAGTCAAACTAGCTTAAATACAGCTACAGGAAATATCACTTCTAATACTTCAGCAATTGGAATTAACTCAAGTGCTATAACTTCTGCTGTATCAAGAATTTCAAGTGTAGAGGGAGTTAATACTTCACAAGGAACGTCAATAAGTCAGAACGCAACAGCTATTACTTCAAAAGCTTCAACTTCTGCTTTAAACACAGTAGACGGAAAAACTAATACAAACGCTGCTGCAATAACTCAAAACGCTGACGATATTACAGCAGTAGTAAGTTCTGTTTCAGCTAATGGAGAATCTATTAGTGCTTCAGAATCTGTAGCAGAAATTAACTCTGATAATATTTCCTTAAATACTATTGCAATAAATACTGCTGATGGAATTATCACAAGTCATACTTCTGCAATAGAAGCTAACACTGCTGGAATTAAGCTTAAAGTTAGCTATACAAACTCAGAAGGAAACCTTGCAAGTGATGCTAGTATTAAAGTTCTAGCTGATGCTAACGATGCTTCTAAGATAATTTTAGATGCTGAAGAAATTCTATTAGAAGGAAGTGTAAAAGCTTCTAAGATTGATGTTGATAATTTATTTTCTAAGACAATAACAGTTAATGGAGATGATGGAGTTATTAAATCAGCAAACTTTGGAACTGGAACTGGTTCTGGATTTAGTTTAGATTCAACAGGACTACTACAAGCAAGAGAAGCAATCTTAAAAAATATCCGTATTGAAGTTGGTGATGAAAACGATAAACTATTCTGGGTTCAAAAAGGACAAGACGGAACTTCTCATACAATTTCAGCTAGTTCTCCTAGAAGATTTAGCATTGATGAACAACTTACTGATTACCATTCAGCAATAGTTTATGATGGACAATCTGGAACAAACTCTGGAATAAATAAAAATATAGAAACAGTTGCAAGTGGTAATACTAATGTAACTGATTTAACTATAACAATTCCTACAGCAATGGAACTAACTTTCTACTTGCACGAAGGAGTAGAATTACTTGGTTGGCAGACTGTTGTAAAAAATGGAACAACTGTATTTACTGGTTCTCCAACAACACAAACTTATACAGCAACTTTTGCTGCTAATGATGTAGTACAAATTACTGGTGGATATCGTTCAGACATAGCTACAATGCAAGTTGCTGTTCCAACTTATTTTCCACCTCAAACTATAACTATGAATGGTGAAGTATATATTATACAGCAAGGCTATTGGGGAGTAGTTTACCATACAGAGAGTTATGAAGTAGTAAGCTATTGTTATATCACTCCAGATAATGTTCAAACAACTTCTGGTGGTAGTGTATTATTTACTACAGGAAATACAGTAACAACTACTGTAAATGATTTAACTCACAGAACAATAACAGCAACTATTAAAGAATACTTTCCAATATCTAATGTATCTAATAAATCATTAAGTATTGGTGGAGTAAGTGTAGTTAATAAATACACAAACATGAATAGTTTCGTTGGAGCAGTTACAGACAAAGACACTCTTTTTAAAATTGATACCGATAATTCTACTCTCTATGAATATGGAGTAGTAAAAGATTTTAGGTATATCAGCGTTTCTAGTGCAAATGTTTTAACATTCATTGATGAAAATGATAATGCGTTTACAACTAACGTAGATGGAGTTTCAAACTCAAGTTTAACTACAGAGTTTTTACCTAATATGAGTTGGGGTTTGTATAATGGAACAATTAAAGTATTCGATGAAGAAAGAGGTATCATTTGTGATACATTGCTTCCATTCGTTTCAAATGGTGCAACAACTTCAAATATAGGTAGTGCAGTTTCTAAGTTTGCGGAAATTCATACAGTTGAAATTCACGCAACAGATATTTATTCAACTGGAACTAGTGGACAGTTTCATGGAAAGGTTTACGCAAGCTAAAGGAGAAAAGGAATGGCATGGAATGTAGGAGATGAAATCTCAGCATCAAAATTAAATAGTGAAAATTATGTTGCAAGTAATACGCAATACATAGGTAATAACGAAAATGATACAGAAACAATTGTTAGATACATGCACAAACCAGCCAGTTCAAATACGCATATAGCAAAATTGTATATGCATGCTTTGGATGGCTGGTTTGGAGTTGGTTCATATCACTATGTGAAATTATATCAAAGTAATTCTAGTGGAACAACTGGAACATTATTATTTTCAAAACAATGGTCTGGGCATCAAGATTATATAACCTATTATCTTGATGGAAGTTTGTTGCCAGCTTCGGGCTGGTATAAATTCACTATACAGCAAATTAACAAAGCTGGTGGCGAACATATGGATATTGCTGTTTATGGATATCCAATGAGTGCAATATCACAACATGAACTAGTTGAATATAGTTCAACTGGAAGTAGAATTCATGGTTCAGAATTAAGTGCTACAAAATTAAACGAGCATTATATAACAACATTATAGGAGAAAAAAATGTATTTATTAGTAAAAAAGGACGGAGAAGAAGTTCTTAATTTAGAACTAAGTAGAGTTTTGTTAAACGGAAACGAATTAACATTAGCAATTAAAGAACAAAATTATAAAACAATAGGATTAAATGTTAATTCTGTTTATACAATTTCTGTAGTAAACGAAACAGAAAATTTAAGTATTCCAGAGGAATACGGAATTTATAGAAGTTATACTTATTCAGTTAGCGAAACTGTATCATCTATAACAAACGAAGATGGGACTATAACAAAAACCACAATTCCGTTCGTTTCAGCTAACCAATTACTGTTCACAACTCTTTAGAAAAAGCTCTTCTAACACACTTGTTATAAGACTAAAGGAAGATTTTGAATGAATGAAAATGATATAAAAATTGTAGAAAATGCAAAAGAAATAGAAAAGATAAACGAGAGGTTTAGTTTAATGATGGAGAGGTTAGAAGAGAAGATGGATGATTTAAATAAAAATATGAATACAGGCTTTTCTGACCTTCACAAAAAAATTTCTGGGTTAGAAGAGAAGTTCGATGCTGTTGATAAGAAAGTTGACAACATTGAAAAGGAACTACCAACAAAAGTAGAAAAGATAGTGGCTTATGAATTTGTCAGCCACAAGAAAGATGGATACTACAAGTTTGCGAATTGGATAAAATTTTCATTGGTTGGAAGTTGTGTAATCGTAGTAGCTGGGAAATTAGTTTGGGAATTTATCTCAAAAACAATAGGATGTTAAAATGGCAAAAAATATAACACTGGCAATGATATTAATAATTTTCGGAGTTGGTCTTGTAGGAAGTTTTATTACAACTTTCAACATGATTGGATTCATAGCATTTATAAAAGGATTCTCCACAATGTATATTCCTCTTATAGCAAGTATTGGATTCAACTCTGGATTGAAAAAGATGAAGGAAAAAAAGGAGTGATAATGAATGAATGGTTTAAAAAGAATTGGAAGTATCTTACTGCTTTCTTGTCTGGTATTGTTGCCCTTATCGGCTTCAACAGAATTAGACTTCCTAAACAATCTCAGTCTGGAAATGAATACGATGGAAACAACGTGGAACAACTTAGAGATACAGTTGGAAACACAGAACAGCAAGTTGAATCTATTAGACAGTCAAACGCTGAACTTACAAACTCAATCTCAGAAACAAGAGATACGGTTAGCGAACTTAGAGCTGACAGTGGAGACATTAACTCCACAAGTCGAGAGCTTGGAAACTCAATTAGTAGAATCCAATCTCTCATTGACGAAGAAAGAAAAAGAATTACTGAACTTGAGAAACTGGAATAATATACTTCTTGGTGGAGTACTAATTGGAGTCTCAGTTTTATCATTAATTGTACTAATTGATTAATACCCTTCTCTAAACTTCAACTATCAATTCATATTAAGAAAGGAATCATTAACTTGGTTTCTTTTTTTCGTAAAAATGTAGACAAATAAGATAAAATACTATTACAATAAGCAAGTGATTATTCAATTATCTTTTACTATAAGTTTACTTTTTAGCTAATAAAAAAGGAACTTATTTCTTCCTAGAAGGGAAATTCAAAACCCTAAAATCTAAACTTCAAACTCAGAAAATTTTAATATAATATAATGTAAGTTATTGTAATATTTTGTGTAATAGTCTGTTACACTTTATTTGCTATAGTAAATGCACTTTTATTATACTAATATATGTAATTTATTCCGTAAATTATTCATAAGTGTTACCATTACAGATTTCATTCTTTGAAAAGCATAAATTGTTCAGTCCTTCGTAAGATTCCAACTTACTACTATGACCTCGGCTGACTACTAATCTTGCATACCTCATGGGCTTGTCTTTAGTTTTGGTCGATATTGCAGACTCTCAGACACATACGATTAGTCCTCTCATGTTAAGTTTGATAGCTTCTTAATCTCATGTAGCCATTTGCTTTACTCAATATACTCTCAGAATGGACTTTATCAAATTAAGCTAACTTATCCATATATTAAGCCTAAACAAATTTCTGTACGTTGGCTCAAGACCTCGCCTCCAGCTTCCTTCACACGTAGCTTCACAGTAACGCACTTGCTCTTGGCTAGCGATTATAACTACATCTTTCCAGTAGCTCCGAGTACACGCAGTGGGATTGCACCACCTAGTTATCAAACATGCATGACAAACTTAAAAAAGGAGTTGATGTAATCATCAACTCCTTTTTAGCGCTCCTATTATTAATTTAAATACATTGTGGTTTATTATATAAAGGTAATTCGAAAAACTTGATAGAGGTAAATGGATTCCTCTAAAAGACCAAAATTAAAATCAAAAAAACCTCCATCTACAGAACTTGAGGTCCCTTTATAAAAAAGAGGTAAATTCAACTTATATGCACCTCTTTATTATTTTTATAGAAATTATAAAAATCAAAGAACAACATTTATACTATAAAGAGTAATTGATATAAAATCTGTTGATACTATTTTTCTAATAATAAATAATATTATTAGGCTAAATGAATAGCCAAAAAGATACCTTATATAGTTGATTTTACAACTTGAACAAAATCTTTCTTCAACCATTGATAATCTAAAGAACCACTGTGGAATAATTAATAAACGAGAGTATTGTATTATGCTATTTGATATCCAGAGTGTTTTCATAATAGCCATCCTCAATTAAACAAAAGGGAAATATATATATAGAAAAATAGCTTAATTTAATCATTTCAAAACTGCTTAAGAAGTTATGTTTAATGATAAAAATACAAGATCAGCAATTAGAGTATTAAAAGGCTATTTTGCAAGTAATTTTTAGTACCCAAACTGAATTGATAATCAAGGTAGTAAGAAAATATTACAACATTTTTTAATCATTCTCTGTACTACTTTTAAAGTTATTTATCCTTGATGTTAATGGAAGTGAAATTAATGCTTCTGTAAATTCATCTTCACAGTTGTTTATAGTAAATTTAATTTTACCCTCATAATGTATGATAAGTCTTCTATATATATTGTACAAACCAACATGAGTGGTTTTTTTAAAAGATGCAAAATCACTGTTAAAATCAGATGGCAAACCTACACCATTATCACGAACCTTTATAATTATTCTATCATCAATTTTCTTACATGAGATATGAATTATCCAATCACCCATTTTAGTTTCAAGGCCATGGTTTATTGCATTTTCAACCAAAGGTTGAATTATAAGTTTTGGTATTACATTATTAGCAATTTCGTCATCAACATCATAACTTACTTTAAGTTTTTCTCCAAAACGAATCTTTTGAATTGTCAAATAATCATTTACAAGAGAAATACTCTCATCAACCGTACTTGTAGTCTTTGAATTATTTAGATTAGATCTAAGTAAAGTCCCAAGTTTTATGGCTATTTCATAGATTTCCTCTTGGTTATTTATCCTTGCAAGAGCTTTTATTGTATTCAAGGTATTAAATAAAAAATGAGGATTAAGCTGTGCTTCAAGTGATTTCATTTCAGACTCTGCGTATTTTCTATCATCTTCTTGAATATGCTTTACAAGTTTCACAAGTTGTACAACCATCATGTTAAAGTTATCATTTAATTCTTCCATTTCTTTTATATCATGACTTCTTATATCAATAGCCATATTTCCTTCTTCAACCTTATGCATTGAATCAATAACATTATTGATAGATTTTGAGATGTTCCTAGAAAAATGATAGGCAAGAATAACACCAAAGAGCAAACCAATGATAAGTGCAATTGAAAGAATCTTCATTACAGAAAGAAAATTGTCATTATAATGAGCCAAGTCAATAACACCCATAACAATTAAATCAGTATTAACAACTTCCTTAATTGAATATAAATATTCATCCTTTATAATGTTTGATGTTTCAAGGTTTTCTGGTCTTTTAGAAAGAAATGAAAATTTAGAGAAATTTCCATAACTTGATGAATCGGTAAGAGATGCAGCATAGAACTCTTTCTTGTTGATAACTATTGTGTCATCAAAGAAGTTTCTTTTGTTAATTAAATTATTCAATCTCACATCATAAACATCAATAATAACATAACCAAGATTCTTACCATTTTTATCAAACACATTTCTTAAAAACGTTAATGCAATTTGATTTCCAGTATCATTTATGTATCTGTTAATAATTGAAATCGAGGTTTGAGTACTTGGAATATTCCAGGTAATTGGGTTTGTAATATCTGATTCAGTATTATAATATCTAACATCATATCTTTTTGGAAATATGTGAGTTGAAAGCCTTACCAAACCATCTGTTGAAACAACAGATAATGAAGCTTTATAAGTATCACCCTTCATTACATCAAATAACTTGGAATAGATTCCTTTACTATCTTTATCATCATCCTTGCTTTTTGAAAGAAGAGAAATCAAGTTATCATTTTTAGATATCTCATATGTTTTATGACGATACTCCTCTATAATTTGAGAAAAGGTCTCTAAATCATCTACTATATTGATTTCAGCTTCATTTTTAATATCACGATTTAATTGAATTTGACCAGTTACTAGAGCATATGCTGCAAAAATTAAGGATGGAATTGCTATTATTACTCCAAAATATAAAAACAACTGTTTAAATAGGGTTGGTTTCTTTTTCATATTACTAAAAATGTTCTCCTTAAAAGTACAGTTCATTATTAATCATTTGATTTCTTTCTATTATAATTTTTCTCTATAAGAAGTAGGAGTTATACCCAAAAATCTTTTAAAGATTTTTGTGTAGTAACCAGGATTTAAAAAACCACAGTTAAATGCAATTTCAGAAATATTAATTGTTGAATTTTTCAAAAGATATATACTCTTATTGATTCTAAAAGCATTTAAATAATAAAGAAAATTAACTTTAGATACCTCTTTAAACAATCTTGAAAGATGTGTTTCCGAGACATTAAGTGCTGCAGCTGCTTCCTGAAGACCAATAGATGAGCTATAATTTTCACTAATATAATTTACAGCAGAGTTTATCAAATGATTGTTAAAATTCCTTTCAAGAGGAACAACTTCGTTTTCAATATTTTCTTTTGCTTGAAGTAATTTTTCAGAATCAAGTTCTTTAACAATATTGGAAATAGTTTTCAATAATTCATCATTATCTACAGGTTTTAAGAGGTAATCTTCAACACCTATTTTAATGGCTTTCTTCATGTATTTATAATCACTGAATCCAGAAAGAATTACTGATCTCAAATCAGAAAATTTTGATAGCATTTCAAGTCCATCTTGTCCTGGAAGTCTTATATCTGTAATAACAATATCGGGATGGTATTTTTCAATAACCTTTTCACCTTCAATACCATTGGAAGCTTTTGCTACCAAATCAACCTTAAGGCTTTTCCAATCAATCATCTCTAGTTCTTTAAGCATTATAAATTCATCTTCAACTAATATTAAACTATAACTCAATTATTTTCCCACCTACCAAATTTTAAACAATCATAAAATGTAATTGTTTAACAAATTCATAATTATCCAATTAAATAATTCTATTACATAGATGATATATTTGTTTAACTAATAATTAAATAATAACATAAAACTTGATTTATTTCATCAAAAAAATATCATTCGTACAATTATTAAAGATTGAAAAGACATAAAATTTAGAAAATTAATATTTCAATACATATATTTTAAATTTTAAAATTTTCTTAATTTGCACTCTAAATAATTAGATATAGATATTTTTCAACCTAAAGCAAATAGTAAAACTAGAATTGTAAAAAATAATATTGATAAATTAACGCATAAGTGAGATTTATACTAATGCATTTTATGTTATATTACTTGCTTTTACATAAAATGTATGACTATAATAAATTTGTTATTCTTTTTAGATAATCAAAACAAAATAAAATCCATAAGAATTGGAAAGGGAAGAAAAATGAAAAATCCTAAGAGAGTTGTCATTAAAACAATATTAACTTGTTTTATAATTGGAAGTTTACTTATTTCATGCAAATCTAGTATAGAGACCCCTGTGAATGAAAATGATTTGGCAGTTGTTTTACATACTTTAACAGTGCTGGATCAGAATTATTATGCAAGTGACCGTTTTGTAACTGATGATCACTTTATTATTGAACCAGATCCTGATACAAATCCTATTGCTCAGTTTCTAGGTGATTATAAGATTAAAGAAATAATAAATCCAACCGCTTTTATTACACAATGGAAGACAATTTATCATAAAATCTTCGATGGTGATAATTTTAAAATTGAACTTAAGGATTGGGAGGTAAAGGACTTTGTTTTAAGCACAACCTTCCCTACTTTTGCTAATAGCCTTTTTTTCTATTTCTCAACTAGAGATGTAGAGATAAATGGTGATTTGAATTGGACTGCAGGAAATTTTGGACCAACCATTAGTTCAACATCAAACGATGGATTAAAAATTACCACAGATAATACTACTTATGATATCGTATTTTCTTATTACGTAGACATGAGTGGCCCTGTTACCTTAGCCACTGCATCTTTAACTATTGATGATATGGATTATTCCTCAGAACTTAAAGCATTTTTAGAAAATGTATATAAAGCTGATAATTAGACTAATGTATCAATTAGTTATATAATTTAGTGTTTTGATATAAAAAAGCCCTCTTATGTATATTAATACATGAGGGTTTAATATTAATTTTGTATTAAAACGATACTATATATATATCATAGTAATATTATATTTATTTATTTTTACTGACTAAATCATCTGCAAATTTACTTAAAGGTTCAAAAAGCTGATTTAAATCATCAAAATGAAGTGTTGCAACTGAATCAAGTGATGTTGGCTGCTTATTTACAATAACTATCTTCCCATTACCTCTTGCAGTATGTAAAGGAAAAGAAGCTGCTGGCTGCACAACCAAAGAAGAACCTAAAACAATGCATAAATCACAATCACTAAACATGTGATCTGCTCTCATTAGAGTAGAACTATTAAGTCCCTCACCATAAAAAACAATATCCGGTTTAATCAATCCACCACATCTTTTGCAATATGGAACTTCCCCTTTAAGAACTATCGGTGCAATATCTTTATAATCATAATGCTCTCCACAATTTGTACAATACTGATGTTTTGAACTACCATGAACTTCATAGACTTTTTTTGAACCTGCTCTTGTATGAAGCATATCTATATTTTGAGTAAATATACCATCAAGATATCCCTTTTTCTCAAGTTTTGCTAATGTTTTGTGAACAATATTTGGTTCATAATCTTCCAATTTATACCACACGTCTTTTGCCCAAGCATAAAATACATCAGGATGAAGACGAAAGAAACCAATATCTAATATTTCTTCAACGTTCATATTATTCCAGCTATCACTGTATATACCATGTGAGGATCTAAAATCAGGAATACCACTCAAGGTGGATATTCCAGCACCAGATAGGATCACCGTACTATGAGAGTTTTTTATTAAGTTTTCCAATTCTATTAGATTTTTATCAAAATTATTCACAACTATCCCTTCTTATATTTATAAAGAATAATACCAATGTATTAACTTATCAAGACAAAAAAAACATCTAGGTTGGATTGTTAATTCAAATCCATTTCCTAGATGTTTCATATTAGAGTGGTATTTAATCTACCTGTCGACCAAGTATTGTATTACCCTTAACGCTTATATATTCAATACTAGCTATATCATCAAATTTAACTGTACTATTATGAGTAAAAGCAACCATTTCATTATGTTCACCTCTTCCTAAATACTTATTTTCATCATCACGTGATACCTTAGTAACAAGTACTTTGTGAACACCATGGGCCATCTTTGTCTTTTCTTCATTAAAAATAACCTGCTGACGATCAATAACACCTGCCAATCTTGATTTCTTTACGGATAGCTCAAGTTGTCCTTCCATTTTTGTAGCAGGAGTTCCCTCTCGTGGATTCCAAAAATACATAAAAGCTTCAGTACATTTAAGATAATTCAACATCCTCTGAGAATCAGCCAATTCTTCTTCTGTTTCGCCAGGAAATCCAACCATAATATCTGTAGAAAAAGTTAGGCTTGCATCTGCAGCACGTAACTTATCAATTAATGTGAATAACTGTGCACTGTCATA